TAATGCAAGGTATCGCTAAAAATATGTTGCGTGACGCTCAAGCAAAGTTAATGGGTGGGTCACTATGGATATTTAAAGAACCTGTGAATGGTCACAAATATGTTATGGGTGTGGATGTATCTCGAGGTGATTCTGAAGATTTCTCGTGTATCCAAATTATCGATTTTGACGAAAGAGAACAGGTGTTGGAGTATGTAGCTAAAGTTCCACCTGATATTTTGGCGGAAATTGCCTACAAATGGGGAACGATGTATAATGCTTATTGTGTAATAGATATTACGGGAGGTATGGGTATATCAACCGCGAGAAAAATGCAAGAATTAAACTATCAAGGTGGTTTATATGTTGATAATGTTGATACAAGTAATAAGTGGAAATGGGACCCAAAAATAAATGATAAAATACCGGGTATTAATTTCAACTCCAAAAGAGTTCAAATTATTGCTGCTTTTGAAGAGGCCGTTAGACATGGGTTTAAAACCTATTCTAATAGGTTGTATAATGAGATGAATACCTTTGTTTATATCAATGGTAGACCTGACCATCAAAAGGGTCACCATGACGATTGTATTATGGGTATTTCCATGGCGTTATATGTTGCGGAAAAATCATTCCAATCTTTAGAGAAAGTAACTAATCATACTAAGGCGATGATTAACTCATGGGCAACCACAGTTAATGAAAATAAAAACTCTTCCGACTTCTTTAACCCAATGGTTCCACAAATGGGTAGGAATGGTAATTTAAACAATACCGGAGAAGCAACTAAAAGTGATTATCAGAAATATGGGTGGTTATTTGGGGCTTAATAACTATTTATATTATCAAGGTAATTAGTAAATTTAAATTATGAACGAAAACAATCTTACAGTTTGGCAGAGGTTGTCCAAGACATTCGGACCGAACTCTTTATTAAAACAAGATTATCCAACTTTTAAGTTTGATAAAAAAGAACTTTTAAGAACTACAAATAGGGATGATTTTGAAAGAGAAAAACTTCAGGCACAACAAACGTTTTATTTAACAAACCAATGGGCTAAAGTTGAAAACAACTTATACTCTCAAGCAATATATTACGAACCATCAAGATTATCTGCACAATATGACTACGAATCAATGGAGTATACTCCGGAAATTTCTGCAGCATTGGACATATATTCTGAAGAATCTACAACAACAAATGAGGATGGATTTATTCTTCAAATTTTTTCAGAATCAAAAAGGATTAAATCTGTTTTAGCTGATTTATTTAACAACGCACTCGACATTAATACCAATTTACCAATGTGGACAAGAAACACATGTAAATATGGTGATAACTTTGTTTACTTAAAATTAGACCCTGAAAAAGGTATTATTGGTTGTCAACAATTACCAACAATTGAAATTGAAAGACATGAGATTGGTGTTTCAGGTAGAATTTCACAAGATATTTCAAAAGAAAAAGATGAGGATAAAAAAGCTCTTCACTTTACTTGGAAAACTAGAAATATGGAGTTTCAATCATGGGAAGTTGCACATTTTAGATTATTGGGTGATGACCGAAAACTTCCTTATGGTACTTCTATGTTGGAAAAAGCAAGACGTATTTGGAAACAATTATTGTTATGTGAAGATGCAATGTTAATCTATCGTACATCACGTGCACCTGAAAGAAAATTATTTAAAGTATTTGTGGGTAACATGAATGATGATGATGTTGAAGCATACGTAAACCGTGTTGCAAACAAGTTTAAAAGAGAACAAGTTGTAGATTCAAAAACAGGTAATGTGGATATGAGATTTAATCAAATGGCGGTTGACCAAGATTATTTTATCCCTGTTCGTGACCCTGCAGCACCAGACCCAATTAGTACATTACCAGGTGCAACAAACTTATCGGAAATTGCCGATATTGAATATATTCAAAAGAAATTATTAACGGCTCTTCGTGTCCCTAAAGCATTTTTAGGGTTTGAAGAAGTTGTTGGTGATGGAAAAAATTTATCATTACAAGATATTCGTTTTGCAAGAACTATTAATAGAATTCAAAAAAGTATGATTGCAGAATTGAATAAAATTGCAATCGTTCACTTATTTCTATTAGGATTTGAAGATGAATTACAGAACTTTACATTAGGATTATCTAACCCATCTACACAGGCTGATTTATTAAAAATTGATGTTTGGAAAGAAAAGGTTTTATTATACAAAGACTTGGTTTCAGACCCAGGAAATGGTATCCAACCTACATCATCAACATGGGCTAAAAAACATATCTTTGGATGGTCTGATGAGGAGATAAGATTGGATTTACAACAACAAAGAATTGAACGAGCTGTTGGTGAAGAACTTAAAGCAACCCCTACAGTTATCTCTAAAACAGGTATTTTTGATAATATTGATAAGTTATATGGAAATAATGTAAAACCTGCAGCTCCGGGACAAACACCACCTGAGGGAACAGACGATACTTCAGGAGGAGGATTTGGAGGAGAGTCTCCATTACCTCCAGCGGGCGGAGAATCACCATTACCTCCAGCGGGCGGAGAAGCACCTGAAGCAGGAGGTGGAGCAGAAATCACTCCTGAATCCAAACAAAAAAACATGAACTTATTAATAGAAAGTAATCTTTTAGAGGGGTCAAAAATACTCGATTTAGGCCAAGCACAAGAATCTTTAGGAGAAATTTCAAAAGAATTGGATAAGTTACTAAATTCATAATATTTATATTGAAAACACAGTATAATGACTTTCGGACAAATTAAATCTTTAATAGAGAAAAATCTTATTGAATCCTACAAAAGTGAAAAGGAATTCAAAAAATCTTTAAAAGAATTCAAACACAATGTTTTGAATAATAAACACATGGCAAAGTTGTATTCATTATACGACCAATTAAGTACGCCACAGGGTTTAAATGAATCCGACGCCAAAGATTTTTTAGAAGAAGGTGTTAATTTAATTCAACAAATATTACCAAATATTAAGTTGCCAAAAACTTTATCGGAAAATATTGAAAACAAATATTCTGATATTGATTCTCTTGTATATTCAAACAAATTAAATTTATTGGAAAGGGTAAATTCAAAAAAGAATATCACTAATGTTTTAACGTCTAATGAAACACCAATAAAAGAATCTGTTAACTTACCACTAAAATCAATGGTAAGTATTGCAAATCAAACATTACAAAAATATATCGATACTTTGGATGAATCTTCAAGAAAAGAATTTATTCAATTGATTTCTGAAGATACAGAAACTCTTGAGAATAAGTTTGAAACAATTCGCGAAAGTGCAATTACAAAACTTAACTTGATGTTAGAAAAAGAGCAGGAGTTTGAATTAAAAACAAAATTGTCAGAAACTATTGATAAATTAAAAACTGAAAAGTTTGACCAATTAAATTTTCTTAAGTTAAAAAACTTAGAAGAGTCAATCTAAGGAATTTTTAATTTTTTGAGTATAGGAAGCCTTTAATATTTGAGTTCTCCTACTAATAGATTTTTTAACAAATTCTTTTTTTTCTAAAAGAATTTTATTCTGTTTAGTTTTATTTACCTTGTATTTGAAAGTCTTTAATGCTTTCTCAATCTCATTATTATTAATTTCTACAATAATCATATATAACAAATATCGCAATTTAGTGAAAAAATTTTGACAACACACAATATTTTTGTTACTTTTATAAAAAAAAATAAACATAAGCAAGAATTATGATTAATGAAAAAAGGTAAAAGTGTGAAATTGAATTTATTCAGTCCAATAAAATCAGTATATGGGACAGTGGATTCTAAAAATTTAAAATCATTATACATTAACATTCAGTCGTGGGTTTCCCCAAAATTTGAACACGATAATTGGAACCGAGTGGTAGGGGATTTAAATAAAGAAATAAAACATTCCGTGTTTAATTCAATCGATACTAATTTGTTTAAAGAACAAAGTATTGTTGATTTAGATTTAAGGTCGAGTGGATTATCTAAAGGTAAAAAATCATTTTTTAATTTAGAGGTTAATCTTTATACCACAAAGGAATTGGACTTTAAATGTCCGGAATTAAAAGAGTCTGTTAAAAAAATAATAAAAAATATTGTTAAAGATAATGTAATTGAAAATAAATTCTTTACGTTTTCTATATCAAAAAGTAAATAAAGATTACATTTCGATATATTTATCTTAAAAACAATCAATGAAACAATTAAGAATTTTAGAAGCGAATGAAATTGGTCATGGTATTTTAATCGAAATGGATGCCGGTTGGGTATCTCCAAAAGACATACGTAATGCGGATATATTAAAAGAAGCCTCAAATTTAGATTATAGAAATCCATTTGAATTTTATGCGGTTTTACAGAAATACGATACTCCAAATAGAAACGGAAGATTCTATCCTGAAAGAATATTAAAAAGAGAAGCTGACAACTATAAGAAAGCAATTGCTAAAGGATTATCAACTTCAGAACTTAATCACCCTGAGTCATCTCTTATTGATTTAGATAGAGTATCACACATTATTACAGATATATGGTGGGATAAGAATATCCTAATGGGAAAACTTAAGTTATTAACATCACCAGGATTTCACGAAAGAGGTATTGTATCGACTAAGGGAGACCAAGCGGCAAATCTTATGAGACAAGGTGTAACTATGGGAGTTTCTTCAAGAGGAGTTGGTTCTTTGAAAAAGGTTGGAGAAAGAAATGAAGTTCAAGATGATTTTGAATTAATTTGTTTTGACTTAGTATCATCTCCATCAACACCGGGAGCGTATTTGTTCACTAAACCTGAAGATAGAGAGAAGTATGAAGAGAATTTAGAGGAAGAAAAAAAATATAAATCACCTGAAAATTCAGAATTTCAAACGAAAGGGGTTGACTTAATGAGAAAATTAACCGATTATTTGGGAAAATAAAATTAAAATATGGAAGAAAAATTTTTTGTAGCAAAAGTTCAGTATGATTTACCAGATGAAAATAGTGGTAAAATTAAAAAAATCAGAGAGGAAAAACTTGTAAAGGGATACTCTGTTACAGATGTGGAAGCAAAGGTAACTGAAAAATACCAAGGATTTACTCATGAATGGAGAATCACATCGGTATCTGAAAGTAAGATTGATGAAGTTATTGATTAATCTAAAACAAAAAATAAATTGGTTTATTTAAACCAATTAAGTTAAAGTGGTCTATTTTGACCACTTTTTTTATGCTCGGTGATATTTATCAAATAAATAAACCTACTAATATTCAAAAAAATAATATTTCCCAATCAATAAATGGGATTTTTAATTTTTTGGTAATATTTATTAGTTAAAATAAATATATTTCCGATATGAGTGAAAACAAATTAGTTCAAGAGGCCCTTATTCAAATGAAACAAGTTGAAGAAGCTATAGCCGAAAATGCAAAAGGAATACTTGCTTCTACAATGAAGGAAGAAATCAATCAATTAGTAAAGGAATCTCTTTCTGAACAAGATGAGGAAGATGAGGTTAATTTAGACGCTGACATGGAAATGTCCGCTGATAACGATGACGTAGAGACGGATATGGATTTTGGTTCGGATGATGACATGGAAATGGATTTTGACATGGAAATGGATTCTGATGAAATGCCAATTGACTTAACCAACGCTTCTGATGAAGAAATTCTAAAAGTATTCAAAGCTATGGGAGAAAATGATGGTATTATCGTAAAAAAAGACGGTGATGATGTTCATTTAACTGATAGTGATGCTGATGTTGAATATCTTGTAAAACTTGGGGAATCTGAAGAAGACATGATGGAAGAATATGACGACATGATGGAAGAAGATGATGAGACTACTAATGATATTATCGACGCTATTTTTAGTGGTGATATGTCAGGTATGGACGAAGAGGAAGAAGACATGGACGAAGTTGTTTACGAAATCGAAATGGACGAAGAAGACATGGACGAAGAAGACATGGACGAAGTTGTTTACGAAATCGAAATGGACGAAGAAGACATGGATGACATGGATGACGAAGACATGGATGACATGACTAATGAAACCTACAAACCTAAAGGTGTTGGAATTGGTAAAGGTCCTAAATTCTCTTACAAAGACAAAGCATCAGGAGGATTTAAAGAAGACAAAAAACAAGGTCCTAAAACAATGGGAACCGGAAAAGCTAAATTCGAATACAAGAAAGGTGCGAACATGGAAGGTAAGTCCAAAGTTGTTAAATCTGAAACTAAAGAGGGCGATTACGGAATGAATAAAGGTGATATGTCCAAAACAATGAAAGGTAAAGAAGATTACACAACTAAAAAAGGAGACACTCTTAAAAGAAAGGCTTTCGAAAAAGAAGAAACTAAGGAAGCGGCAAGAACTTATGGAATGGGTTCTAAAGAAGGTAGAGGATTAAGAAAAGGTATTACACCTAACAGAAACTATGTTTATGGTAAAAATGGTGTTAAAACTGAATCTACTCAAGAAGAAGTTAGTATGTTGAGAGAAAAAAATGAAGAATACAGAAAAGCATTAAATGTTTTCAGAGAAAAACTTAATGAAGTTGCAATCTTCAACTCAAACTTAGCTTACGCTACAAGATTGTTCACAGAACATTCAACTACTAAAAAAGAAAAAATAAATATCCTTAGAAGATTTGACAATGTTGACACTTTAAAAGAATCTAAAACTCTTTATAAGTCAATCAAAGATGAATTATCTAAGGTAGAAACAAAATCAATCAACGAATCAGTAGGTACTAAATTAAATAAAACCGTATCTACAGGTTCATCAACTACTCTAATTGAAACTAAAACCTATGAGAATCCACAATTATTAAGAATGAAGGATTTGATTAGTAAGTTGGGGTAATAATAAAAATAAATCTAAAACAAAACAAATACTAAAATGGGAGCATTATTAGAATCAGGTCTTGTTGGTAACATCGGGTTGAAACACCTTAAAGTTATTAAAGAAGACACAATCAACAAATGGGACAAATTAGGATTCTTAGAGGGTCTTAAAGGTCACATGAGAGAAAACGTGGCACAATTATACGAAAACCAAGCATCATATTTAATTAATGAGGCATCAACTACATCTGATACAGGTGCATTTGAAACAGTAGTTTTCCCAATTGTAAGACGTGTATTCTCTAAATTATTAGCGAACGACATCGTTTCAGTACAGGCTATGAACTTACCAATTGGTAAATTGTTCTACTTTGTACCTAACATTCAATCTTACGAAAACGTATTAGATGCTAACTATCCTGACACAGGTATCCACTACGCACCGTATGGTTCACCAAACGCATCTGATACACAAACACCAAACAGTGGTTACGACTATAACGCAACTAAAGACCTTTATGATAGATTTTATGAAGGTAATGAACCAGCATTAGACCCACCAGGTTTATTTGACTATTCTAAAGGACAATACTCAGCGATTACTGCATTAGTTTCTACTGTTGTTTGGGAAGGGTCTGAGTTAATCGTTTCAGGTTATGGTACAGATAACTATAGAAAAGTATTAGTGGTTATGTCAGGTTTTGCATCTGACGGAGCTGGTAAATTAATTGGTCCTGATGGTCAACCAATGGATAATGAATCATTCTTAGCTGATTTGACTATCAAAGGTAACGCTAACAATCCAACAACTGCGGCAAACGCAAATAACCCTTACTTATTCAGAGTAGTAACTCAAAAGTATGGTAAAGGTATTGTAGAATATGGTAATAACAACTCTACTGCAATATTCCCTAACAGTAAAACTGGAGGTGGTCAATATGATAACCTATGTACTCCTGATGGTAAAATTTACTTAGAAGTTGATTTACAAGTTCCAGTATGTATTACGTGTGGAGGTTCATTAGACGGATATACTGGTTCAACATTCTCTTCAACAACAACAAACGTTGTTGCTAACGCAGGTTGTGCATTTACTGCAACTTACAGAATCTACAAAAACTTAGAGTTTGAAGATAGAATTGGTGAGGTTTCTTTTGACCTTCAATCAGTAACTGTTTCTGTAACAGAAAGAAAATTAAGAGCACAATGGTCTCCTGAAATGGCACAAGACGTTGCGGCTTTCCATAACATTGACGCTGAAGCTGAGTTAACTGCATTGTTATCTGAGCAAGTTGCGGCTGAAATCGACCGTGAAATCTTAAGAGATTTACGTAAAGGTGCAGCTTGGAACTTGAGATGGGATTACAATGGTTGGAAACGTCTTGGTTCAAGTGCAGTTCCTTATACTCAAAAAGATTGGAACCAAACTTTAATCACAGCAATCAACCAAATTTCAGCTCAAATCCACAAATCTACATTGAGAGGTGGAGCAAACTGGATAGTTGTTTCTTCTGAAATCAGTGCAATTTTTGATGATTTGGAATATTTCCACGTATCAAACGCGGCTCCTGAACAAGACCAATACAACATGGGTATTGAAAGAGTTGGAACTTTAGCTGGTCGTTACCAAGTATATAGAGACCCTTACTTCCCACCTAACCAAGTGTTAATGGGACACAAAGGAACATCTTTATTAGATACAGGTTACATTTACGCACCATACGTTCCATTACAATTAACTCCAACTATGTACAATCCGTTTAACTTTACACCAATCAAAGGTATCATGACTAGATACGCGAAGAAGATGGTAAATAATAGATTTTACGGCAGAATTACTGTAGATGGTGTTAGAACATTTGATTTAAGAGAGTTGAGATAATCAAAATCTCAATATTTAACAAAAAAAGGGACTATATGTCCCTTTTTTTTATATATATTTGTGAACAATCAAGTTTATGGTTGTATTTATAATATATGAAAAAAATAATATTAGAGAAATCGGTTGTCGATGAAATTTTGAGATTATATAATGATGAGATGTTAGGTTCTCCATCTATATCGGAAAAATTAAACCTAACAAAACAAGTTGTATTACGAACACTAAAAGAAAATGGGATAATTGTTGGCCCTTCTGGTAGAAAATTTAAGGGTGGAAAATCCGAATCAGATAAACGACACTACCTTAAAAATAGGGAGAAACGATTACAATATTTTTCTGAATGGCAGAAAAATAATCAAGAGCACCGAAAAAAATATCTTAAGGAATATCGTGAAAAAAACGCCGACGATATTAGAAAAACTAAACGTGAATATGAGAGAAATCGTAAAGCCACTGACCCCCTCTATAAGCTAATCAGTAATTTTAGAACTGCAATATATCAGGTATTAAAAGAGAACCGGGTCGATAAGAATCAATCATATTTTGATGTGTTACAATACACTCCTGAGCAATTAATAGTTCATTTGGAAAAACAATTTACCGAAAGAATAACATGGGAAAATTATGGTGAATGGCATGTTGACCATAAACAACCTATCTCATCATTTAATATCCAAGAAATGGGTGACAGTGAATTTATGAAATGTTGGTCATTAGAAAACCTCCAACCAATGTGGGGAGAAGAAAATATTCGAAAATCAAATAAAATTTTTAATAATTAAAAAAATTATATTATCTTTGTATTCTAAATCGTAATCATCATGAAAAAACTATTTGTAATTATCTCATTATTGTTTGTAACCTCAGTATCGTATTCCCAAGTAATTTCATTTGAATTGGATACGATACAAGTATTTAAATGTCCTGCAAATTTAAGTCCTAATGAATCGGTGGTATTAAATAAAATTGAATATTTTGATTTAAAAAAAATTAAAAGACATGTTTGGACAATTGACTTGAAAAAGAAAATATTTAAAGTTGGGGAAAAAATTATCACTATTGTTAGGTCCGAGTCTGACTTAAAAGAAAAATGGGTGTATATTGAGTTTTTAGGTCCTAAGGGAGAACTTTATAAATTGGCTATTGCGACTGAAAAAGGAACTTATAAAGACATTATTATTGTATTAACTTTGGATAAAGACCTTATAAAACAAAAAGGTTATTTTGGGTATCCAATAGGTTTAAAAGGAATTATTTAACTAATCCAATTGCTCTTCTTCTAGTGTCAATAACTTTTGAAACAAATTGTTTAAATTTTGGTAACTGACCCATATCTAATGGTAACATGTCCTGTAAGTTTTGAATAAAATATATATTATCTCGTTTTTTTAATCCTTCAATTAAGTTATACTTTAAGAATAAATTACCATTTTGATTAAGTTTTGCGGCGTTAGCTAGTAATTCGTCTACTGTTTCTAAAAATAGTTGAAAGCGGGAGTATTCTTTATTTTGTTTATCGTAGGTTTGTAATGAAGTTGGATTAAATAAACGAGGCATACCGTAAGTTTTGCTGATATATTCTTGAATTTCAGGATAATCACTTCCTTCATACCACTTTAAGTATTTATTTAACCTGTCTTGGTATGTTTGTTTAAACGGTTTTTCACCATCAACTGATTGATTATCTTTATTTACTACCGGGTATTCGGTATCAGTAGATGCACTTCCATCTTGTTCATTAACAATTCTTTTAACGATATTAATTAAGTCATTTTCACTTAAACGTATTACTTTTTTCATTTTTGGTTTTTTATATAAATATCATGTTTATTAAAAAAAGAGTCCCGTGAGACTCTTTTTTATTTTAATCTTCTTAAAGATTTTGAAACGATTTCAGCTTCGGTTAGTGAAAATAATCCATTTTTATATGCCATCTGAACGGCTCGGATTATCATAAACTTTGATTGTTCATCACTTAAATTGTCAATTAAATTATCAATGTCTTCATGTTTGTATATTGCAACCTCTTCAAATAGATATGCAATTGGTTGTTTTTCTTGTTCCATAATGTAATATCAATATATTTATAATAAGTATATGAAAAGAAATCGTATTAGTGAAGCAACTGGGGCAGCAAACGCTGGAAATTTTAAAGTCCCTATAGTTTTGGCACCCCAAGATTGGAACGAGAAACAATTGGGTCCTTTTAATGAACCTGTCTATCATTATACAAATGCCGAATTGGCATACGAAGAAGCTGACGGAGATTTCAAAGAAACTCCAAGTCAAAGAGAAAAGATTGAAAAGAGAACTAAATTATTATCCAAAGTTAGTATGCGTTTGAAAAAATTTTATACCGGTCAAAATGATGAAGAAGGTGGTGACATTGCCAGTGTAGATTCCCCGGATGATATTATTCATCAGGTAGTTGGTCCGCTAAAAGAAGATTTGGCGGTATGGTTCGGAACGAAAAAGAAACCAAAAGGTAGTAAACAACCAAAAGGTCCTTGGGTAAATATTTGCAGAAAAAAAGAAGGTGGGGGACATCCACCATGTGGTAGACCTGAGGCAGATTCAAAAGGTTATCCTAAATGTAGAGCTGCGGGTGTTGCGTCTAAAATGACGGATGCTCAAAAAAAATCTGCATGCGCTCAAAAAAGAAGAGAAGAGAAAAAAGACCCTAAGACAGGAAAAGGTAACAAGCCAACTATGGTATCGTACAAACCAAGAAATGAATCTCTACGAGAAATCATTATACAGGTCTTAAACGAGGTTAAAAATTCTTAACCTACACTATCTCTAACCAATTCTGTTTTATTAGTTCTAATTGAAGATGTGTCATTGTTAGACATATCTACTTTAATAGTTTTCTTAGGGTTGCTCTCAATCATAGGTATAATAGTTTTCTTAGGACTACTCTCAACCATAGGTATAATAGATATTTTTGGTTGACTATCTACTTTAGTATATTTCTCAATAACCTCGAATTTTGTAGTGTCAGGTTCAAGAGTAAATGTCGACGTAGTTTCACAACTACTATCTTGTTGTTCTGTTTTGATTTTATTAATAGCGTCATTTACTTTTGGTCTAACATAATTGTAAATGTTAAACATTAATGATATCATTAGTAAAATAACCACCACAACCATTAATGTACCAACATATAATGTGGATTTAAATGCCTTATTTTTCATTATAGTTTAGTTAAAATATTTTTTAAAGAATGTTGAATATTTGATGTTATTTCTCTTTCGAATTCAATTCTTCGTCTTTCAACTTCATTATTGAAATGACTTGTTAAGAATTCCCAAGATTTATCACTTAATAGAACATTGTAAGAATAAATATGATTAATTACTTGGACATTGTTCGAATCTAAAATAACAAATATGTCATTTTCTTCATTTCTAATATATTTCTTATTAGAAATAGGTGTCGTCAGAAGAATAGAATCATCTTTGTTAATCAATTTTTTACAAATTGATATACATTCAGATTCATATATTGTTTTTTGGTTATTTTGATATTGAAGCGCTCTAAATAATGATATGTATTTCTTTTGAATTTTTCTTTTTAGTTTGTGAACTAAGTCTGTCATAATATCTGTAAATTATTTTTTACAAAGATAAACAAAAATATAGAAATAAAAAATGTTTTTTAAAAATTAACAATACGGTGATGAACATTTTTTCTTTCCATCTAGTCCTGGTTTTGTTCCTTTACATACTTGAACACCATAACCATTACTATAAGCTGAGGGGTGAACTTTAAATTTTCCTTTAGCAGCAGCTAATCCTCTAGCACAAAGTTTTGTTCCCGTTTTTTTTCTACCTTCGTAAATGTCTTCGTATTCCGCTTCTTCGATTTCCATCTCATTTTTTAAAAAATCAAATACTTGGTCCATATTCGTTTTAGCTTCTGAAATATGGTCGTCAGCCCAATCATGACCATTTTGAATAATTTCATTAATTTTTTCAGGGTCCATGTCTAACATCATTTCGATTTGTCTTT